CCTTCCGAGTGGGTAATCATGTGGCTGTCAGTCTGCCCACCGCCAGTAGACTCAGCGCTCATCCAAACGTGGCCCGGGGTATGGCCAACCACCTTGCCAGTGAGTTTAGTTACCCGCCCGGTGTGGGATGCACGATCTGTCTTACGTTCGGGATGTCTTGCTTGGCTGTCCATGGTGATTACTTCCCTTGATTTTTCTTGTACGTCTTCAGATTCTGCTTGTAAGTTTTCTTGTCTGCACGAGAAACCTTACCAACACGGCCTTCCGATTCGGGCACGCCGAGAGCGTTCAAGCCCTTGTTGACCACACGGCCGAGGGGGCCAGCGGGACCACGTTCAGGGGCATTCGGAGGATTCATAACATCAAAGGTGCTGTCGTACGCTGAGCCAGCGTCGCCAGTGGAGTATGACCGGTATCCAGCGATGCGACCGGTGTGGTCGTCTCGTCCTGTTTTACGTCCGGGGTGCATTGCCTGACTATCCATGATCAAACCTTCTTCTTAGCGGGGGTAGGGGGCTTACGGGGGCCTTCCTTATAGTCGTGACCCGAGTAATCTGGGACTTGTGGCAACGGCTTGGAAGACTTCTTCGGGTCAAAAGCACGACTCAAATCCCTCTGCAAAGCACGGACTCCTCCCTGAGGGGCGCCGTAACTGAAGTCGTAGTAGTCGCCGGGGCCACCACCACGACCGTGGTTTACGCCGACCTGAAAGAACTGGGTGCGCCCGATGTAGGTGACGTAGTCCATGGGGTCATTGGGGAGGTCTGCGTCATTAACCGTGGGGGGGCGCTTCGGGGGCTGACCGGCGCCACCGCCACCAGCGAGGGGTTTGGGGTCTTTAATTACTTCCATCCTCGGGCCTTTCTCTTTGCCTCTTTTTGATCTTTGGCGGCGTATTTACGGTCATACTTATCAAGATGTGCGTTGTACTCGTCCAGTGTTATTGACTCTGCGGGGGGAGGGGTTGTGGAGTCACCACCAAAGGGTGTGCGTAATTTTACGGGTACCTCATTGAGTTTGTTAGTTATCGCTTTATGCGCTTGATTTGCTCTACCAGTAAGATACGGAGCCATGGCGCGGTCACCCGGGGACGGAGGACCCCAGTTGGTAGAGTTTTTGGAAAGAATACTCCTAATTCTTTTCATTACTTTGACTCAGTAACCGGCTCGGGGGTCGCTCGCACAAGACTTACACACTTCACTGTCAAAGTCATTGACCGTGCCACACGAACCACAAATCTGTGACTTCACCATGGTCTTGTCGCCGGTAACTCCGGCCTCGTCCAATTCCTTACGGTGCTTCTCAGCGTTCGGGACCTCCATCATACGGCGGTACAGGTCAGCGTCACGAGCCGCTCGGGAGCGGGTCGGGGGCTTGTTGTACCCGGTTTCGTACTGACCGGAAGCCGGATCAGAACCCCGAGAATGGATAGCGGGCATGATCTTTGCCATGATTTCTCCTTATATTAACGCCATGCTGGTGCTAAGGATTTTAGCATGCTTCGGCGTTGCATATCTATAACTTCAGGGTTAGGGCGCTCCAATCCCCGAGGAATACCACGGGGTCCAACCTTTCCATCGTTGGTCAACATGGCAGGTTCAGCGCCTGTTGGGGCGAACTTTTGACCCTTGGATTCCAATACCAGTCCGGTTAAGAGGTTGAACTCTTTAGGCCAAATGTAGTCGCCTGCATTAATCCGCTCGCCTTTATGAACACCTCTAGAATAAGACCTTTGGTTGGCCCGGGCGACAGCGTTCGTCAACTTATCCTGACGGCGGTTACTGGACATTGTCCCAAGGTAACCATCGGGGTACTGGGTGTCCGGTGTGGAGCCGAAGGCGGAGAGGCGCTGATCCTTGGCGTTGCGGAATACCGGGGTAGGACCAAGTAAGGGAAGGGTGCTTCCTGAGTTACGGTTACCGTCAGGACTAGGACCGGTGGTGAATGCGTTAGCCATTACCGATCCATGCCGGTACCGGAGAGCATTCCTCCCTGAGAGCCCCCACCAAGAGGGGTGATGGGGCGGGGCTTACGGACGCCACGCTTCAAGAACTCATTTCGGGGGTCAGGTCGGTATGCGTATTTCGCCATCAGTCGTACTCGTCCCATTCGTAATCTCGGAATTTGGTTTTCTTCTTACCCTTACTACCCTTTTTATTGCCGTAGTAATCGTCGTCGTTGTCGTCATCGGAATAACCGAGATCGTCAAGCATCTCGTCCCATGACAGGGGGTCTAGCGGTCCGTACATCTTTACTTCTTCTTTTTGTTCCTGTTTTCTCTGTCCATCGCCGCCATGTCGGCTTCAGCGGCCTTTCGGGCTCGGTAATCTTCACCGGCGCGGTCCATTCGCTCTCTGTCAGCAGGAAACTCTCGTTTTTCTATTAACTCCGATACTGAAGTGCGTGGCGTAGATACAGGAGCATCCGGTGGGTTGTCAATCAGATGCTGTGGCAAGCCGGTGGCCTCGTTAATTTCAACCTCAGGCTTAGCGTTGTCTTCTTCCCACTTCTTCTTGATGTCTTCGTCAATCCAAGTCTTCATCGTGGCGTCGCCAACACGACCACGAAGTTCAGTGAGACCGCTGGCCTGCGGAGGGGGAGGGGTGTTTGGCGCCCTGTACTCCGGGGCACCGGAGTCCTCCATCATTTGTCTAATGGAGTCGTGGAGATGCACCAAGCGCTCGTACACATCAGCGTCTTCTTGACGGGCTTGCTGGGGCTGTACTCGGCTACTACGGAAGAGTCGGGGCCCCTGTGTTTGGCGTGGACCAGTTACTTGGGTCCCCACTGGCCGAAACTGACTGCTAACCATGTGGGCAGGAACAGCGGCTGAAACACTGACAGGACCGGGGAAAGTAACAAGAGTAGGGGGGACAGCGGGGGCGACAGCGAGGGGTTGTGTGTACAGCCGCTTGTCACCATAGTGATCCGACATCCCGTGGACTGCCGCTAACGGACCTTTTGGCGTTTTGGGAAAATATGGGCCCTCAGCAGGCTGGCCGAAATCTTCATGGTACGAAGCGTCAGAAGTATCAATGTGTGTGTTGCGATCACCGAGGGGCACCGCTCGGTGAGTACCTTGCAGTGAGGGGACACCGGGGCCGACCAATGAAGGCGAGGGGCGGTCGCGGATAGGAGCAATACCAGCCTCTCCACCACGATAGCCCCGTTCGCCAAGCGCCCTCGCTGTGGTCTTAGTTACAGGCTCAGGGTTTGAACGCCCACGTTCAAGGCGCTCACGGAACGCTTGGTCCGTCTCAGCGGGGCTGGTGACGTCTGCCCACATAGTGCGGTCAGGGCGCCCCTTACCAACACCCCAAAAACTCTCAGCGCGGCTGATCTTGCTCATGGCAACCTGATACGCACGAGACCCAGTAGCAGGAGCAGACGAGGTCTGTATCGGAGTACCAACAATCGTGTTGTCGGTAGACGCTGTCCCCGAGGTAGTGGCCTCAGCCTTACGGGGACGACCCCTTTTAGGTGTGGCAGTCTTACGAGGACGGCCCATCGGCTTGGGTGCTTCACCGGGCTTCTTACGGGCCATAATTACCTCACAACGGGTTTAAAGGACATAGCACTTATTGTAGTCCCTTTTTCACCTTCAATATCATCAAAGCCTATCACAAAGGTGAGGTCAATACCACGGGGTGCGACAAAGCCACGGGCAATAGCGCAGGCTTTGGCGGCTTGGTTTACGGCTGATGCCCCGATAGCACGCATCTTTGGTGCTTGACCTGCGATAACGGCTCGGGCCATGATGGAACCTACGCTCTGCGGGTTGCTACTTCCGGACACCTTGATGATGTCATCAACGGAGGCGTTCAATTCTTGCGACATTCTGTACTCCAGTATCTAAGGGGTTGTGTACCCCATAGATATTAGAAGTAACCGGCCTCTTTCAATAGGTCTACGAGGTCGCAAAGACGTAAAACAGCGTAAGTATCACCTAGTGAATTAACGCCTTTATTTGGTCGTTTAACAACTAGAGCAGGAACAGCGTCACCCTTGTTCTGAGCCTGCTTGACCGTGTCGTCCAACCATTGGCTTAACTGGAATGACTTCTGATTCTTACACTGGATGATGGCGTTACGCCCGGTGTTACGGTTCTTGATGCCGTTGATGTCACCGGTGTCATCTCCAGCCTTCAGCGGAGTGCGCTCAGCATCGGGAAACCCGTTGTCATTGAGGTACTGCTTGACCATCGTTTCAAACGATGTTCCTTTTTGCTTTGATTTATTAGCCATTATTCTGAATAAGTTCAATTAGGCGGTTGAGCAAAGCGGTGGTTTCCTGCACAGACTTACGGATTTCGGTGATCTCAGCACGGATTTCATCCATGTGCCGACCACCGCCGTAACGGTACAAGTCACGCTGGCGGTCAAGACGGGCGTTCGCTTCGGCGGCGTCGTTACGATAAATGGACATTATTCAAAAACCCTTCTAGAAGTTGGTCACGTTCGCTTCGTACTTTGTCGTGTATCTGCTTTAAACAGTCAAAGTCGTTGTTGCAGTCGGCTAGTTCGGCTCGCAGTCGTTCAATCTCGTCGGCGGCTTCTTTGAAGCGCCGTACATCGTAAGTAACGCCCGAGGGGCTGGTGATGGTTTGGCGTTCTCTCAGCCATTCATAAATGTCAGGCTCCAAACCGTTGCATCCTTACGTCTTTGCCGTGCAGGCCAATGCGCCGAGACAATTCACGGGACAACAACTGCGCCCCACGCTCACAGGAGGCAAACATGGTCTCCACGAGTTTCCGGTAGGCCCGGGCTGTTTGGTATGCCTCTTGCTGGGCCACCACGATGGGGTCCACATCCCGCCGTGCCTTAGCCAGCGTCACACGGTCTGCCTTGTCAGCGGAGTTCCACTGCCCGATCAAAACGGTGGATTCAGACAGACGACATTTGTGAGACTGCTTCTCTTCGTCAATCTCGGCCATGACCAGTTCAGACTGCGAGTACGACACCCATGCCATGAACTCACGGTACAGGCTCATCAGATCAGCGTCTGATAACCCGTCTAGGTCCCGGGGTATCTCCGGGGGTGCCGACCCCGGTCGTGCTGGGAGGCTGAACTTGTCCTTGAACCTCTCCACCGGATCGGTCGCTGGCATGGTCCGTACTATCCGTGTCATCTTCTCCCCAACATTTGTTCTTGTATGGACATGACTTGCATGTTGCGTGAGTGATGCTATCCACCCACATCGGTCGCATTGGTGGGCGCTTGCCCTCTATGTGCGCCATGATATCGGCGCACCCAGTCAAGATGTCGTCAATGATCTCAGGCTGGAACCGAACGGTAAACTCTTTGACATCTTGTGTGGGCTTCCACTCATAGATGAACGACAAGGTGTGTATCCCTGTGCAGAACATGTACAGGTTGGCCTGACGAAGGTGGGACGGAAACGGCTTGCGAATACGGTTCCACATTTCATCAATGGTGATCTCACCCTTGGAATACGGGATAAACAGGTCGGGCGCTTCAAAGCGAAGTGTGCCCACGCCTACGCTCTTGATCTCAATGAGCGTTTCGCCATCGGCGTGAGCGACAATCCCGTCAGCGTGCCCCGTGATGTTGTATTCCTCGTTACGGATGGGCACCTCACGGTAACGGACAGTCTCTGCCCCGCAGGATGGGCAGGATGTTCCACCCGCCCCCTGCCAGCGGTGGTCGCATAAACGACATTGCCAGTTGCCCCGCAATACACCGGCGTGCCACAACCAAGTTTGCCACTTGTTATGGATGGCGTTACCCTCCGCAAAGATGTTCAGGAGGTTAAAACCGGGGCTGGTCGTCGGGCGGGGGAAGCCCATGAGGGTATACCACGAGGAGCGGGGGCACCAGTTCTTTTTGCAGATTTCGCTGGGGTGCAGTCCTGATGAGTCACGCTCTGCTTGTGAGTTAGCGTTATCTAAGGCCGCTTGAACCCGGACGATAGGCAGGATAACACCGGTTGACTTGGCGTTCTCTTTAAGTTGCTCAAGTATCCACTTGTTATTCCCCATGGGTCATCTCCAAGAAGTCATCTTCAGTCAATATGACGTAGCGTTTACCGCCCAAGTCAAACTGCAACACCGGGATACGGTCCTCACGGATCGCCACTGACTCCAAGTCCCGTAAGTCCGTGAACTTGATGGAATACGACTTGGTGTTATCCGTGAACTTATTCTCAATAAGAAAGTGCTCAGAACGAACGTCGTTTTTGCGTAGCCAGCCAGAACCACTTCCGGCGTTACGGCTACCGCGGTATGCCTTGGCGGTGCGTTCCTCCTGCTTCCGTGACTTCTTATTGATAGCCCGGCGTGTGTTCTCCCCATCGGAGCCGATGATCATGAACCAAAGTGCTTTCGGGCAATGTCAGCGAGTTTCTTCTGCAAATCAACGTCCTCACGGACGCCAAGCAGGAGCGCTTCCTTGCCCTGCCACTTCTGCCCGTCAAACGTGTAGAAGGCACCCGCACGGGTGATCGCATTGATGGAGATGCCAATGTTGACGATGTCCTTAATGGTGTCAAAGTCCCCAAGGGTGAACCCGTTACCGTCAGCAAAGTAGAAGTCAACCTGTGCGGTCTGCTGGGGGCGGTAGGTCTTGTTCTTCATGGTGCGCCCACGGATGGTCTGACCAATCGCCTCGTCCTTAACCTTGATCCACTCGTCACGCTTCACCTCAACACGGGTGAAGTAATGGAAGTTCTTAGCCTTACCACCGGGGGTGGTGCGGTTATCCCCGTACATGACTCCAATCTTTTCCCGCCACTGGTTGATGATGAGGCCAGTACAACCACGGTCATCCCCGATGAGCGACCGCTTTTGCGCCTTACCGGACTTGCGGAAGAACTTGCCGGTGAGTCGGGCGCCGAGGCCCACCGTGAACTCCTCCATCAGTTTCTCTGCCTCGTCACCCGGGACAAGGGCTGGGAGGGAGTCCACAACGATGCAGTCAACCGCTCGGTTCTCCAGTGACTTGACGATCAGGTCGTATGCATGCTCCATCACGTTGGTTTCAACAATCCAAATACGGTCCAAGTCCACGCCAATGGCTTGGGCGTATTCCGGAACAAACTCCTCGGCGGCGATCCAGAGCACCACCCAGTCTGGGTCTAAGGCTTGGTTGGCGGCGATTGTCTTAAAAGCAATGGCAGTTTTACCCGAGGACTCGTCTCCGATGATCTCAGACCACTGGTTAACCGGCCAACCACCGCCGAGCATTAGGTCAAACGCCAGCACCCCAGTCGTAATGCGGGGAAGTTCTTGGTGCATCTCCGAGCCACGAATAACCGTGCCCTCACCAAACTTCTTGTTCAATTGGGCAAAGATAGTCTCGATGCTCTCGCTCATGTTGTGCTCCTTATTGTGTGTCAGACAGCCCAAGAGGCTTGGTCTGCTTGCATGTATTTACCGTTCCAACCGCACGAATAGCAACGAGGTGCGGGTGGATAACCGTTTACCGTGGTGCCTTTAGCGCGACTAAACACGAAATTGCCTCCGCACTCCGGGCAACTCTGCGTCTCTTTGCGAGCCGCCTCCCCACCTTTCCATGAACGGATGGCATCTCCCATACGGATTTCACCGTCCGGGGTTATGTGCGGGGCCTCCTGTGGGGTTACCTGATGAACAGGCTGGGCTACGGCAGGAAACTGGATTGCCCCGGGGCGGGACGGCATTGTGGACGGCGGTGTCCGTGGAGGGGAAGGCTGATTGCTCAGTTTCCTTGACCACCAGTCATTCATCGTCGTAATCCTCCCAGTCATCATCATCGTCGTCTTCCATGAACTCTATATCCCACTCTGCCATGGCGCCGGGGACTGAAAGGAGGTTGATGATGTGGATGAGCCGAGACAAAGGTCCCTGCTGAATGAACAACGGCAGTTCTTCCCCAAACTCTATGTCCTTGTTTACTTCTATCTTGTCGCTGTCTATAAGCATGGCGAGAAGGGAGACGCCAAACGACGTAAAGAGGGCGACCGAAACGTCAGTTTCGTCATCTTCAAGTTTATTCTGCGACTTTATGATTGATGACAACCACCTAGCAGACTCCTCTATGTCCTCTAGAATACCGGTGCGTTGGAGGCGAATCCACTTACCGAGGACATCGCCAGTTTCCTGCTCCATGACCTCTTCTGAGGGGGGTGAGAAGCCTGCGAGTTCTGCGATGCTCTGACCGTCAGCCGGGGATAGGGTAAGTAGGAATGTGCGCTGGTTGAGCGGGGAGAGATCGTCGTCGTCATTCATTTGCCTTTGGCCTCCGACCATGAGTTTGCTGAGTGGCAGGACACTTTGAGTGGTATTCCTTCAATGACCCGCCCGTGACCCATGGCGTCCACCATTACTTGTTGTGCTTCATCCACGCAGTGATCAGGAACCGCGACTACTAACTCGTCGTGGACCTGAACTAGGATTTTAGCGTTAAAAGGTTTTAGCGCTTCATGAACATCAATCATAGCAATCTTACAGATGTCAGCCGCTGAACCTTGGACAATAGCGTTAATCGCTTGGCGCTCGGCCCGCGCCCGCAGTGACTCGTCTGTACTGCTCAACTCAGGGAGTCGGCGTCGCCTACCGGATAGCGTGGTCACATACCCACGCTGTCGTGCCTTTATTATCTCGGTGGCTTTCCACGCAGTAATGCCGCAGAATTGCTTGTAGTAGTTATTAATGACTTCTCTGGCACGTTGCTCAGTAATACCAGTTGTTCTTGCAAGTTTCTGAGCACCACCACCATAGGCGGTCAAGAAGTTAACGCCCTTGCCTAACTGGCGTTCCTCAGCGGTTACTTCGTCAGGTTTCTTGCCGAGCACCAGCGCCGCCGCTCCAGCGTGAATGTCCTGCTCCTGAAGGAAGAACTTACTCATGTTCTTATCTTTGGAGAACATGCACATGACACGGAGTTCAATCTGATCGTAGTCAGCCACCAAGAGTGTGTGCTTGGGAGGCGCGACAAAAAGGCTCCGGATGGTGGAGTCACGGGGGATGTTCTGAAGGTTGGGGCTACTGGAGGACAAACGCCCCGTGGCGGTCCTGTGCAAATGGAATGACGGGTGGAGACTGTTATTCACCAGTTTCAAAAGAAGCCCATCAACGTACGTTGACTTGACCTTCTTTAACTCCTGCCACTCCAAGAGCATGGGGATCAGCGGGTGGGCATTTTCCAAGTAGCGCAGGGCCTCCTCATCAACTGAGTCAGCGCCCTTGTTGGTCTTTTTGTGGGACTTCAACCCAAGACCGCCCGCAGACTTCTTCTTAAAGAGAAACTCCTGCTTACTCTTATTGCTGTCGGGGTTAAACCCCGGGGGGGTGTACTTGCTCATCTGGAGGAGCAGGTCCCGCATCTTGTTGTCCAACTCACGCCCGAGTACCACCATGGCGCTCTTGGTAACCGGGATGCCTTCGTCTTCCATGTCCATCAGGACCCGGAGAACCAGCATGTCTTGCTCTAGAGCGTTGCGTAACCCTTGGCGGTTTTTGATCTTCACCCACAGACGGCGGTACAGCGACCATGTCCAACGAACGTCAAGGTGTACATACCGAGCGGCCTTGGAGAAAGGCACATGGTCAATAATCTTGCCGAGTTTGCCGTCACGGTAGTAGGCATCGTGACCGGCGTAGTTATGGGCGATTAGGTCAGTCAAACCGTACCCACGGAGGTTCTCGTTCACGATATGTTGCATGACCATCGTGTCCATGAAGCCCTCCATTGGGAGGTCCTGCGCTAAATACTTACGGATAGAACGGGCGTCAAACTTGACGTTGTGACCCACCTTGACGATGTTCGGATCACAGAAAAGGCACTCTAAGGTTGTGAATACCTCAGACCTTTGTAACTGCGGAGGGGGTGGCAGGAAGGTTGCGGGTATACGATAACGCGCCTTGGCCTCCGACTCAGTTCCGTCTTTAAGAAGTTTGCGATACCCGGGCGGTGGCGTGGTGGAGCCGTCCCCCACCTCCTCGGGAGTGAGCATCTCGCCATGAGAATGACCCATGGGGATAGCCCAAGAATGTCCGTCTGTGGCGATGCCAATCCAAAAGACCTCGTTACGCAAGGGGTCAAGGGCGAGAGTCTCCCGCCACTTCTGCATCAGGCGCTCCCGAGTGGCCTCCCGCACGGACGGCGACTTAGAGACCATGTTGGACAGGTGAGACTTCAACTCCGTGTTGAATGCCTCCATGGCGTCGTTATGGCGCTCAACGACTCCCCGTGTCTCCACATCAAAGGCAAATGCCCCGATTTCTTGGATGACTTTAACGATTTGGTGCAGTTCTTCTACCGTAGAAACCACTGAGGGAGGGGCCATAAAGCCCCTCCCTCTCGGGTCTTGTTCGGGTGTTGACCCCGACACGGTCACTCGTCTTCAGCGCAGATGGCGAGAAGCGACGACCGGGAGGGAATCGGGACAATCTCGTCGGTGTAAGCCGACTTCAGGAAGTGGTTGAGGTCGCTCTCTGAGAGTTCCGAGACTCCCCACTCCTCTTCAAGGTCACGGGCCTTGACCAACTGATGGTTGGTTGCGGTCGTGGCACCCTTGCCCGAGCGACTGATCGCCCAGTAGTGCTTCGGGAGCGGTCCCTGACGGGGGTCGTCATTGAAGTTCTTCAACTGGTCAATGGCGCGGGAACCAACCTCGTACGAGCGGAGCACCGGCTCCTCGCCCGGGGCCAACAAGACCACGTTAAACGCAAACTTGTTGCTGGGGCGGTTACCCGAGTCGCACAACGGGCAACCGTTGGGGTCAATGTTGCCGATGCAGGTGAACGACTTCTGACCGGTGCGCTCCACCCAGTGCTGGCGGTAGGCCGCATACGGGGCCGCTTCAAGGAACTTCACGATGATCGGCTCTTCCGAAACCTTGAGACGCTGAGCATAGGAGGAGTCCGAGACATCGGACTTCAACTGCTTCACGCCTTCCCAACCGCCACGAATCACTCGGCGGGGGGCAGGCTCGGCCTTGCTGGGTGCGCTGGCCTTACGGACGGGGGCGTCATCTTCATCATCTTCAACGACCCGCAGACGGCGAGGGGCTTCATACTCCTGCTCGTCTTTCTCAAAGTCGTCGTCATCGTCGTATCTGGGCATGTGTCTGTCTTTCTCGTGTGTGTTGTGTTTGTGTTTGTGTGTTACTCGTGAGCACCGGGGTGCTCGGAGTCTATTTTGGCCAATGGGTTATGGCGTAGGTCTTGAACTGTTCCCAGTGCTTGGAGTTTTTGTCGTCCAAGTTGAAGCGCACGATACAGTCTTTCAGGAAGTCTACCTGTGCCCTGCTGTAGAGGCGCCTCCCCTTGGGGACTTTCCCCGGAAGTTGACTCTTCCGTGGCGCTGGCGATCTGTATGTTGCTCGGGGTATCCACCCTTGGTTCTCCCACATTCGTAATGTGCTGGCAGTCCGTCCGAGTGCTCGGGCGGCTTCACCGATGGAGAACATCTCAATGTCTGCACCGTTGATTCGGTACATCTTAGACCGAGCACCGTTGGTTGTGTCAAGGGCTACGGGAGGGTTCTTGGAACGATTCTTGGGCGGGCGAGAACCGGGCCAGTCAGGTAGGTCACCTAGTAGATCAAGAGGGTCAGGGGCCATCGTAGTTACTTTAGTTACTTGAAAGATAATCGCAAAGATTCTCGCACCAAGTGGTAAGCCGGGCTCTTTCCTCCAGAGTAACGGCGTTATCCCCTGAAAGCAATGCCGAAGCAAGGTTACGCGGTGGGCAGACGCTGACCACGCGCAACAAATTGACAATAGTGTCAATTGTGAGGACTAACTCAGGGACTCCTTTGCCTTCGGAAAAGGCTTGGTTGTTATGCCCATCCGAACTGCGCCACCAGTGTGGCGGGAACAGGTCGGAGGACCAATCGTCGGAACCATCGTCTCCACTAGAGTTCCACATTTCGGACATTCCCATCTCCCCGGAGGTGTGCGGTCTTCGTTCTTAGTCATGGCTTACTACCTCCTTATTCCCCATAAGGATAGCAGTTATTATTTTTTGGGCTCTACGACTTTAAAAGCCCAAGTTTCCTTCTCTTTGTACAAACTTTGAATCTCACCCTGCAACTCGGGGCGCTCAACCGCCACAGTGGCAAGGGCATCTTCGTCAAGCACACGGATCGGAATTGAAATTTCATCCCACAAGTCATTCTTAATCGCCCAGTCTTGGGCCTCGGACTGGTCCAAATTGACGGAGACCCGGCGCTCACGCTTGAGTTGCACACCGGAGCCAACCTCAATCCACTTGTGGCCAACGTGGTCGGTGTACCCGTCAATGTCCACAATGTTGGACAGTTCTTTCTTCATCTCTTCAGTGCGCTTAACGGCGGCATCACTGAACTCCTTGGCCTTGATGTATTCATCTACGAGACGAGACAGATACGCACTGTCTGTGGGCTCGGGGCTTTGCCTGATGATCTTGGGCATTGGTTTCTCCTTTGGTAGTTAGATGGTCCACGGAAGTACACGAGACGCCGAGGCTAGCCCATGGGCCATCTCTGAGGCGCTCATGTCACCGATGTCTTTGGCAGAGGTACCGGAGTAGTTCCACCATAGCGTTCCACGGCGAAAATGGGGCAACCTGTTGAAGAGTGATTTGCTGGAGCGGATGCCTGCTTCGTCGTTATCCATGGCGATGACGACACGGTCAGCCACTGTAGAGAGCAGGGCAAGTTGCTTGTCCGAGACGGCGGCACCAAAGGTGGCCAACGCCTGAGGCTTCTCAAATACGCTGGCGAAGCGCACGACATCCAACGGGGACTCCACGAGTACTGCGGTACCACCCATGAAGCGCTCAATCCCAAACAGGCTGTCCGACTTTTTGACACCCACTGGGAAGTTGCGTACCCACCCGGGCGCCTTGGTCTGCCAGCCCTGTAGGTCGCCAAAGTGATTAACAATGGGGATCACCCACGCCTTGTTCATGTTGTCCCAACGGACACCGTGCATCAG